TCAGCCCTGCGCTTTCTGAAAAGCTGCTGTTGTTGCGGCCGCCAAATCTTCACGCTGACCCTGCAATTCATGCCGGTATACACCGGATGTGTCCATGTTCTTGCTATGGCCCACGAGCATCTTCAGCTGGCTGTCAGTCAGGACGCTGGATTCAACACTGACAAAGGTGTGCCGCAGCTCGTAAAGTGAAACTTTCGGCTCAAGCCCGTTTGCTTCCTGATAGGATTCCCAGCGGCGATAGAGCGCGTGTTCTGACGGGATCTGAAACAGCGGGGTATTGTAGTTCAGAAGTATACCTTGAGCCTTCAGAAGCTGCACCTGTGCCTCGTATGCCTCGCGAGCTTCCTTGCCCATGTCAAAAGAGCGGATTGCGTTTTCGTTTTTTCCGGTCGTCTGTTCCCGGTGCACGTTGATGCTGCGCCGAAGGTTGACCGTGTTCCCTTTGATGTCTCCATACCATAAGCCAATCAGCTCTCCGGGACGAAGGCCGGTGGAAACGGCAAAGCGATAGGCGTAGATGTACTCGTCAAATACCGGCTTTCCGTAGTAGGTACGGGTATCTACGCTAAACAGCACCTTCAGAGCGGTGGGCTGAAGAATTGTGCGTTTTCCCATTCTCGCATTCTTCGGGATAGACAGATCAGGATGCAGTGTCGTGTACTTGTTCCTTCTGCACCACTTGACAAAGGCCGTTTCCGCCGCCCGAATCGTCATAAGCGTTTTGCGGCTCAATGGCTTGTCTGAAATCGGCTTGCGCTGGTTCTTCTTCTGGGATCGCTTCCGAAACGAAACGTCGATTGCCTTTTGAAGGTCGCCCTCGGTCAGCTCGTCAATGCGGATGTTCCCGCAGGTTGGCAGGATATAGCAGTCCCCGTAACGCTGGCATTGCGTAACATAGGATGTGCCGCAGGTGAGCTTCAGCTCTTCCACCCACTCTGAATAAAGGGCGCTGACCTTCTTTTTTCCGTCTCTAATGCTATCATCAAGCCAGGCATCGGCCTTTGCGTTGGCTTCCCGCTGGCCGGTGCGGCCAGGCGTGCTGCTGTAAAACCGTTTACGGGTGCCGTTCTTCTGCACCGCAATGCACCAACGCTTTTCCTTCTCGACCCAAAATGCCGTGTTCGTTCTCTTTTTCATCGTTCTGCTCCTTTCGGTTGAAATTGCAAAAACATCCAATTTTTTTGATACTTGTTGACAATAACAACTATTTAATGTAGCATATGGTTGTGAGCAGTTGTTTTGTGAGCTTTGGAGAGGGCCACAAAACAAAAAATAGAAACATGGAGGTGACACGCAGATGCAGGAGAAAACGGCTGTTCTCGAAAGCACTAAGGGTGTTGAGAGGGACAGGCAATATATGAGGAATGTGTACAGAACTCTCTCAGAGGATAACCGCAAAAAGCTGGAAGTATACGCTGCCGCGCTGCGAAGAACCCAGCTCGCACATGAAGGGACTGATTGAAACGGTTCCTTTATACATTGGCCCTTCGGCTTTGCCGAGGGGCCTTTTATTTTCCAGCCAGTTCAAATAATTCAGCGCTTGCTTCGCCAAGGGCTGTCTTTTGCCGGTCGCTCATATAAGAAAGGTAGGGTTCAAAAGCCTGATGATACTTTGCTGCCCAGTTTTCCTTTGCCTTTGATGTCTTGAGCGTCAGTATTTTGTTAGAATACTTTATCTGGGTTCGATGTATAAGTTCTTCTATTGCGCCATCCCTGAAGTCTAAATCTGTGTATTTGTTCAGCGAATCGGTGGTAGCAGCATTCACCCCGTATTTTTTACAATCTTCAAGCATCATAAGCCGACCAACGCAAAAATCGTACCTCATAAAGAACATTGACGGTTCAGTGGTTGACGAGAGGATTCTGGCACAATCTTGAGCCTGTTTCAAAAGTTGAGGGGCTAATATCCTTGCATTCGCACGAGAGTTGACAAGATCCATTTGCCCCATCCACTCAGGATTTGGTGAGTATTTTGAACGTTCATCTTCTTCCGCTGCTTCAACAGCCATCTTGCCAATGACCTTTGTAGCCTTTTTCAACCATTTGAAAATTCCCATTGTAAACTCCCTATAAAAAAGAAAATGGAAAACAAAAAGCAGGGCTTGCGCTCAGCAAACCCCGCTCTTACAAGTGAATGATATTCTACGCCACATGGCACCCCGTCATTCCCGGAGGATAAACATAGAACGAGGATTAACTTTTGTTTTCTTTTTCAAACTGAGCTTTGAGCAGTTCGTACATATTGACCATTGGAAGCTCGATTTTTCCATGATTAAGAACCATAGAGGACATAACCTCCATTTTTGAACGGGCAATGCCATACACCGCTGCAGAGCCGTTGAACCACAATTTTGTTTCAAAATCTTCGTCAGGTACACTCTTATCAATCATAAACTTGCCGTGTATAACCATGTGATACTTGCAGGAGGCTTCTGAGCCATCCTGCAATGAATAAACGCCGTCAAGAATGAGCCTGACATAAGCAGCCTTCTTAGAAGGATCATCAATTGGAACTTGCTCACTGATAGAAACGGAGAGCTGATGCGTTAATTCACACTGCGACACAGCATCAATGATATTATTATCAAAAGAGCATTCCGTAAGAAAGCTTCCAAGATACTGAATGTCAGCTTCAAACTGCTTTGCATCCATTGTGTGCACCTCCGGTTGGCTTTTTAGGTGTTTCAGGGAACCGAATCAACCTTGACGAAGAAAAGTCAGGCGTTTTAAAAGCTGTGTTGTTTGCAGCATCAGACTTCACATTTTCAGGTTCGGTGGACATGATTCTTTCATCGGGCTTCAAAGGGCACTGTACCGACAGCCCCAAAGCATCGGCAATGTCAATCAAAGTGTCGATGGTATAATTGCATTCTCCGCTCTCCCAGCGGGAAACAAGGCTCTGCTTTACCCCCATCTTTTCAGCAAGGTCTTTTTGTGTCCAGCCTTTCTCCATGCGGGTATCGTGAATCATCTGCTGGATTTGAATATTTATTGCGGCTTTTGCCATCTCAGCAGCGGACATGTTTTGGGTAATGGCTTTGATTAAATCAGATAAAGTTGCTCTGCAAGACATAATCAGTCCCCCTTTTTAAGTTCATTAAAGCGCTGCTTTGCAATAGGAGTATATTTGGGATAAGCGGTGTTTTGATGCCCTGCGCGCTCATGAAAAGCGGTTAGAAGGTAAACCATTTCATTCTGATAGACAAATAGAACACGTATGTTTGAACCCGGAAGTAAAAAGCGCATGGAACACAAAGGAGATTGTCCGACAAGATATTCCATGTTTGATTTTTTCTTGCGAATACAAACATCTCCATAATCCCGGAGTTTTGCAAGATTATCAGAGAGCCTTGACATGAACTGTTGCTCAATTCCGCCTCTTCTCAAAAGGAGAACAAGTTCTGGTATAAAAAGCTGGTGAATAGAAAGCATGCTGCCATATCTTTCAAAAAGATCTTCTAGCAGCATTTGAAACAATACGTCGTTCAGATTGACCACATCCTGTCTGCGCCTATACTATTATATCACTTATAAGTGATATTTACAACACCTTTATACATTTTTACACTATTATTATAGTAGGATGTCTGTACTTTACAGCTTTTCTTTCCCTTGTTCCTGCCCAAGCAGGAGCAGCTCTGCATACTCTCTCAGCTTCCGTATACTTTCGGCATTCAAGCCCTCCGTCAGGCGGTCAACGTCTGACTGGGGGGCTTTTTCTTTTTGCTCAGGTGCTGGATCATCGGTCTGGCCGGTGAGGTAGTCAACGGGAACATCGAAATATGCTGCAACCTTTCTGGCAGTAGCATCTGTAATGCCACCGCCATTCTTCCAGCGGTTCACGGTTGGCTTGGAAAGCCCCATCTCTAACGCCGCACCGGATGGAGTCTTGTCCACGCTGGCGCATAGCTCCAAATACTTCTCGTAAAATGTCATAGTATTCACCGCCTGATTTTTGTATAACTTTTACAAAGTTAGAAAAGTTACCCGAAAAAGCTTTACAGTTTACAAAGTTACTGCTATACTATACACAGTAACCCAAGTTACTTACAGAATAACACAATCGCTAGACAAAAGCAAGGAAGAACGCACGGAAAACCGAGCAAAAAATAGGATGAAAACACCATGAACTCTTTATCTATCAACATTCCGGCCAACTTTATTGCAGATTGCAATAACACCCTCAAGCGGCACGCTCTTGCTCCGACCGATGCAAAGCGGTGGGCAGTTCTGAACGGCAACACCGTGCAGGGCCTGTGGTGGGCAATCAAGTTCGTCAGCCAGCTCCAGACCGCTTACATGAGCGAGAAGGAGCTGAAGCACGCGATCCGTCTCACCCACTTCCGTGGCGCAGTTTGCCCGGAGTTTAAGGCTTGAAATTGGAGGACTGAATCATGAAGCGCTATAAGGTGTATGTCTACAACACGGTTGATAAGTTATGTGACTGCTACGAGGTCCTTGCTGATGACCCGGTGGATGCCCGGAACGTGGCAGTGCAGCGGTTGATCGACGAGACCGGGCACGGTCTGGATGTCTACGAAGTGGACGACGTGTGCGAAGTCAAAGAGTAAGGGAGGGCTGAACGATGGACATTTACGAGAACGCAGCTCGGGGCAGGCGCATCCGGGAAGTAGCTGATGCGGACAGCGTTAGTTATGTTGTGCCCACAAGGGGTTACAACTGGTTCCGCTGGAAGGGATGCCGCCGGTCTGGCCAGTGGATTCACGGCGCGGAAGCCGAGACGCATTGCGATGCACTGCAAGTCTACGCCAATGGCGCATGGCACCCGGTCGTTGCTTTTGCTTACGGTTATATAGGCCCGGCGGCTGACTACACCGTGGCTGGCGTGAAGATGTTTAAGGAGATCTGAACGATGAAAAAGGAAACGCTGAAGCCTTGCCCTTTCTGCGGGCAGGAGCATACGACCATCACTGAATCTAATACTGAGGGCATTCGGATTAGATGTCCGAAATGCAATATCACATTTACCCGCGATTTTTATGAACATCGCGGGGAATTGGGCAGGCAACGAACTATTGAAGCGTGGAATACTCGCCCTGAATAACCCCGCCTGATGATGGCTGCCCGGCAGCAGCCGAAACCACCCGGCAGCCAGCCGGGCAAGGTCGCGGGTGCCAACCGCAGAAAGAAGGCGAAGGAGATGGACAACAACAAAAAGCCCAGCGAACCGCTGGAACCGGAACGCTGGACGCTGAAACGCTTTATTGATGAGAACTGGCACACCATTGCACTAGCAGCGGCCACAACCATTGTAATCCGTTTATTGCTAGGTTGGTAACAACACTGACAGCGATAGGAAGCCAGAGCGATTCAAAAAACTGATTTTTTCTTTTTTCACGCTGGTAATCTCTATATGTGTCATAAAAATCCGCGATATGGAAGTGATGCATATTAAGACCTTTTTCGGTTTCCATTGGTCTTATCAGCCCATAAAGATAAAGCTGCCATACATCATCTTGATTACACTTCATATCTGGATTTTTTTGAATCTGTTTTAGCAACTCTTTTTCCTTTTTTGTCAGTACAATCCGCTCACACTGTTCTTTTCGTTCCATTTTTACACCTCCCTTCCGCCCCAGTATACCGCAGAAGGGAGCCACCCACAAGGAGGTACATATTCGCCATGAACGACATCATCTTATCCACCCAAAACGGCGAGCCGGTGGTATCCAGCCGCCAGATTGCAGAGAGCTTCGGCAAGGAGCACAAGCACGTTCTGGATGCAGTAAAAAATCTGGTGGCCGAAAATTCGGCTGCCAAATCCATGTTTCACCCCGCTACTTTTGAGAACCGGGGCAAGCAGTACCCTATGTACCTTATGAACCGGGACGGGTTCAGCCTGCTGGCGTTCGGTTTCACCGGCAAGGAAGCTTTTGAGTGGAAGCTCAAGTACATCCAGGCATTCAATGCCATGGAGAAGCAGCTGATGAATCAGAAGCAGGCCGTGCTTGACGGCTTGTCCCCTCAGCTCCGGTATCTCATCAACTTGGAACAGCAGCAGAACCAGCAGGCCAAGCAGCTGGCGCAGGTCAATGAGCGTTTGGATGCCGCCTGCGAAGCACTCAGCCTGAATGTTGGTGTGGACTGGGAGAAACGGTGCCAGAGCGTTATCAAGGGCATTGCCTTCAAGCGCGGCGGAAGCAGCCAGGATTATGAGGATGTCTGGAACGAGATCTATGATGCTATGGATGCCCGGGGCTTTGACATGAAGCGCCGCACCGCAAATGCACAGGCGCGGTCTGCATCCTATGGAATCGCTCCCACCAGCGTAAAGAAGATTACCCGGCTGAAAGTGATTTCCCAGTCCTGCGACAAAAAGCTCATCTATGCGTTTGTAGATGCAGTACGGGAAAAGGCCGCAGCTGCTAGTGTCCGGGTGAACAAACTGGATGAAATCCGCCAGACGAGCCTGTTTGACAGCAACGCTACGATGGACAAAAGCAAGATCTAAAAAGAAGGTGATAATTTGAAGGTAAACATGAAAAAAATCGAATCCCTGATGATTTTACAGGGAGTAAATGTTACCGAGCTGATGCAGGCTGCTGGCCTTGAGCGGGCCACCTACTACTACATCAAAAAGAAGGGCGGCACCAGCCCCCGGACTCTCAAGGCCATTGCCGACACGCTGAACGTTGACCCCCGCGAGCTTTTGAGTGAGCAGGAGAAGGAGCAGCGTCTTGGCAAGGAGACCGCCTGATGAACGGGCGCAACAAATACTGGCGGGAAGCCCGCTGGGACAAGAACCAGCCTGCACGGCTGGCACACATCAAAGAAAAGAGGTCGAAAAAGCATGATGAAGGTCGTACAGGGCACCTTCCGGCAGATTCCGTACTGGAAGCTGCGGGGGCGGTTCCACAGCTGCGGCTACCGCGATCAGGAAGTCGCTGAACATAGCGGCATTGGCCGGTACACTATGAGCGCCCGGATGAACGGGCACCAGCCGTGGACAAGTAAAGAGATCGTAGCAATTTGTGAACTGTTGGACATCCGGCAGGACGAAATCGGGGAGCTGTTCTTCCCTACTGTTGAGAAAGGAGAATCCGCATGAGCAAACAGTACACCCTTGCATCCGAGCGGGCCGACGCACCCACCGGATGCGCGTACGTGGCACCGACGTTCTGGAACAAGTGGTTCCGCTGGGATGGAAGCCTGGCATCCGGCTGCTACCAGCTGGGCGGGCAGGTCAAGGACGAAAACCACACCGGCCTGCAGATTTTTGCAGATGGCGAATGGCACCCGGTCGTTGGATGGACATTGGACAACTGCGGCCCTGAAATCGACTATCAGGAGGTGGAAGCATGAAAATCAAATCCGGCGTTTGGTACTGGCTGGCAATGGGGAGCTTTGCGACGGGCCTGCTGTACAGCATGGGCCTTGAGGGCACCTGTCAGGCCGGCGGCATCGTTTCGGACGGTGCGTTCATTACGGCTATGGTGCTGATCCTGCTGGCAATCTTCTTCATGCTGCAGGGCTTTGCAGCCGAAGCGCGTGAGAAGCGGCCCCGCAAGATTCACCATCAGCCCCAGAACACCGTGAAGAGCGGTAGAAAGGCGGGCTGAGCATGGCAGTCAACAACAATATGATCTACACACGTATCTGTGTTGACTGCGGGAAGGTTATGCGCAATGTGGGCCGCCGCGCGGAGCGGTGCCCGGAGTGCCGCGCTGTACATATCAGGGTGAAAGCTCTCGAAGCAAGCTACCGGGAGCGCACAGAGCAACTTATCCGCCAGCAGGAAGAGCGGGCCGAGGCAATCCATCAGGGCCTTGTGGACGACAACGAGCGCTTTACTGCAAGCGCAGGCACCTATGGCAAAGGCCGCATCAAAGAGATTTTGGCCGCACAAAAGAAAAAGCAGCCCGCCGGTGCGCCAACACCGACAGGCTGCAAGGGTTGATGGATTTTACAGGTCACATCAACCCGAAGATAACACATTTTCGGAGGTTTTACAAGATGGAAAAAAATTATGTTGAGATTCAGGGCCGCTTTTCCAGTGACGGCAGGTTTGTGGGCGGGAACTATGTCCCGGAAGTCATCGACAAGCTGATGAACGATGTCTATTCTACCCTCGGTCAAGCAGGAAGCCTGTACCGCTTGCGCGTCACGGTCGAGGTCGAAGATCTGGGTGCCGAGGTCAAGTTCGGGAAGCCTGCAAGCGAAACGCAGCACTCCCCTGCTCTGCAGCGTTTGACCGCTGGAAAGCTGATTCCTGCACCGGACATCTCCCCTGCCGCCATTGACCCGGCACCGGAGGTAGCAGTATGAATCCGATGTATGATCTCGCCCTTGACGGCTACGGCCCGGCATTTGAGCCGCCGGACGACTACTATTTCCTGCCGCGAGGGCCAGAACAGACCGAAGATCAGGAGGATGAAGAGTAATGGAAAGCACAAGCATTTACGCCGCTCTGGCCGCTGTGCAGAGCGAACTCAAGGCCCCTAAAGGGCAGATGAACACCTTCGGCGGGTACAGGTATCGTTCCTGTGAGGACATTTTGGAAGCAGTGAAGCCTATTCTCAAGGCTCATGACCTGCTGCTTACGCTCTCCGATGAACCGAAGGTTCTTGAGGGGTGGCACTACATCGAAGCCACTGCAAAATTGGAATCTCTGGATGGTGGCTGCATTTCCGTGAAGGCATACGCAAGAGAGCCGGAGCAAAAAACCAAGATGGACGCTGCACAGGTGACTGGAACATCCAGCAGCTACGCCCGCAAGTATGCCCTGAACGGCCTGTTCTGCATCGACGATACCAAGGATGCCGACACGGACGAGTATCATGCGACAGAAGGTCGAAACCCCGCAGGTGTGAACAAGCCGCAGAAGCAGCCTGCTCCGAAGCGTGAAGCTCCTGCTCCGAAGCAGCAGCCCGCACAGGAACAGCCCTTTATCTGCGCCTGCTGCGGCAAACCACTTCAGCCGGTGTCTTATAAGAACCGCACCGTTGAACCGGCAGAGACCGCCGCAAGCACCAAGAAGAAGTTTGGACGCATCCTGTGCTGGACGTGTGCCAAGAAGCAGCCGAAGGAGGGCTGATCTATGCTGAACACGATTGCAATTATGGGCCGCCTGACCCACACCCCGGAACTCCGCACCACCACAAGCGGCAAGGAGGTCTGCTCTTTTGATATCGCCTGCGAACGCAGCTATTCTGCAAATGGCCAGCGCGAGACGGATTTCTTGCCCTGCGTTGCATGGGGCAAGACGGCACAGTTCGTGTCCCAGTATTTCGACAAGGGCAGCATGATCGCCGTCAATGGCAGCTTGCAGACCAGGAAATATCAGGACAAGCAGGGCAACAACCGCACTGCCTATGAGATTCAGGTGCGTGAGGTCAGCTTTTGCGGCTCGAAAGCCCCTGACAGCACGTCTACACGGGGGTTTGATGAACAGACGGAAAGTTATGCCCGCGAAGCTAGAAACGCTCAGAGCGCCCAGCAGGCGGCTGAGACCGGCACGGACGATTTTGCCGTTATCAACGACGATGAAGATTTGCCGTTCTGAGCGGCAGAAATGAGGGAGAGAAAAATGCCAGCAAAAAGAAATATTATGCCGGAAGAGGTGCGCAATGCAAAGCTTCTTCTCAGTAAGGGCCTGTCAGATGCAGAGGTCGCAGCCATTATCGGTCGTTCCGTGTCGGCAGTTGTCAATATCCGCAACGGTGCATACGACTTCATGCTTGAGGATGTACCGAATGATACCCCGGATGATAGCCGGGTTTACATCCTGCTGAAATCTATCGACAGCCGCCTGTACCAGCAGAACGAGGACATGAAGAAGGCCATTGACCAGCTGGTGGGCCTGAACAGTGCCCTTGTTGAGCTTCAGAACGAGATCAAGGTGTGCAGCTCCTGCATGACGGCAATGCTGGATGCCCTGAACGACCTCAAGAGCAAGAACAGCCAGCAGGCTGAACAGGAAACCACCCCTACGAAGTATCCGGGCAAGGATTTTGCGAACTGGGGAGAGGTTATTCGCCGTGTTGAGGTCTACGGTGACAAGTTCATTGCGGACAACCTGCGCGGAACCAAGGCCAGTCTGGACGGCGTTACGCTGTATCTGGCCTGCACCCCCAGCACGAAGAAGTTCCTCAAAAGCAGCGCTGTTGCAATCCCCCGCATCAAACAGCAGTGCCGGAACGTCATCGGCTACGGCGTAGAGGTTAAGATCATCGACCTGTAAAAACCAAAGAAAACCAAATGGTTTTTACGAAAAGCGTTTGGTTTTCAAAAACGGGAAGGAGGTGGTTAGTGGTGGACGATATCGAAATGGCTCGCCCAAAAGGCTTGTTGATACCCTTTGACAAGTTCGTAATCTTGGACATCCTGCCACCTGAGCAATACAAAAACGTGCTCACAAAAATGCGGCAGTATGTGGAGCACGGCAAAGAGCCGGAAGGGCTTGAGCCTATCGAACAGGTGGCCTTTGAATCCCTGCGCTCATTTATGGACGAAAACATAAAGACGTATCAACGTTCTATTCTTGCGCACCGAGAAGCAGGTCGAAAGGGCGGCAGACCAAAGAAAACCGACGAAAACCAAAAGGTTTTTGACGATAACCAAACGGAACCAATTGGTTTTTTTGAGAAACCAAACGAAACCAAAAGGCCCCTAAAGTACAAAGTACAAAGTACAACAGATACTAAAGTATCTGATAGTAGTAGCGCTGAAGCGCTGCCCCCTACAACCAAGAACAGGTTTTCACCGCCTGATGTTGAAACGGTGAAAAGTTACTTTGCGGAGAAGGGTGGCACAGAAGGGCAGGCTATTCGGTTCCATGCCTACTACGAGTCCAACGGCTGGAAGGTGGGCCGGAATCCCATGAAGAACTGGAAGGCAGCAGCATCCGGGTGGATATCCCGTGACCGGGAGCAGCAACCGAACAAGCCTGCACAGGGCAATACATCCAGATCTGCAGCAGATGTCTATGCAGACATCTTCAAGGGGGTGATTTGATTGACGATGGAGAAGATCATCGAGCTGCTGACCGTTGCGGATGCCTATTTCGGAAAGCCACAAACAGATGCCAGCCGGAAGGCGATTTCCACGGTCTGGGCAAAGTCAGACCTTCGGACGGCCCCGGATGATATCGCAGAACAGGCGTTTTACGATGTCATACCGCACTGCAAGTGGCAGAACCAGCTGCTGCCTGACTGGCTGGCGCGGATTCAGAAGATTCAGGGAGAGCGGCTCATGACAGAGCGTTGCCTGCGTTCACATCGTAAGTTGCAGAAGATGCTGAAAGCCCGTGCAGAGCGGAAGCTTTTGAAAGAATAACCCGCATATGGCATTCAGAGCGTCCTGCACGGCTCCCTGAACGCGGTTTTAGGGCAAACCGACAAAGTTATACTGCAAAACACAAAACGCCGTTCAGGGCCATTTCTCGCGTCCTGAACGCATGGAGGTAAAAAGCACTATGAACCTGTATGAGATCAACTCGCAGATTTTGGACTGCATCGATCAGGAGACCGGCGAGGTTATGGACATCGACCGGCTGGAAGAGCTGAACATGGCAAAGGCCGAGAAGGTGGACAACATCGCCTGCTGGGTAAAGAATCTCGAAGCCGATGTTGCGGCCTTTGAAGCGCAGGAAAAGGCTTTTGCTGACCGCAAGGCAGCCGCAAAGCGCAAGATCGACAGTCTCAAGCACTATCTGACCGATGCTCTGGGTGGGCAGAACTTCAGCAGTGACCGGTGCGCGGTGAGCTTTCGCCGCAGTAAGGCCGTCTGCGTGCTTGATGAAGCTGCCGTTCCTGCCGAGTACATGACCGAGAAGACCACCCGCACACCCAACAAGACGGCCATTGCGGCCCTGCTCAAGACCGGCACGGCAGTGCCAGGCTGTGAGCTGGTTGAGCGCGTGAACCCGTCCGTGAAGTGATGGGGGGAAGGATCGCAGGCCGATATCACCGCTGCCCCCCGTGAAGCTGCAAGGTTGCTGGCGAGCGAACTGACAAGGAGGGAGATTGAAAAATGAGTGAATTTATCGACCGTGAAAAAGCCATTGCAAACATCAAAGCGGCATATTGCTGTGGCTGCGAACATTACAACGGAGTAAGATGCCGCGCGTGTCAGATTATGGACGCGATGGATGTGCTGGAAGATGAGCCGGCAGCCGTCCCTGATGTCCAGCGCTGGCGCAAGACCGCAGAAGAGCCGCCAACAAGGAAGGACGGCAACGAAATAGGCAGCATTCTTTGTGCAGGGTATCACTGTAACATCCGCGACGGAATATGGCTTGAGAACATCATACCGTGGCACGTCGTAAGAGACAACCCGGGGATGTTCCCACTCTGGATGCCGCCCCCAAGCTGCCCGACCTCTCGGTGCCGGAAAGAAGGTACATGATGGGAAATGACTAACCCTTGTTACCATTGCAAGAAGCGCAGCACCGCATGCCACGACCACTGCCCGCAGTTTGCCGCTTGGCGCAAAGAACACGCCAAAGAAGCAGCGCTAAAAAGAAACTATGGGAGATGAACACGCAAAATGACATACAAGGAGTTTTTGGAGCGCAAAATCGACATTGCTCCCCTGTCCGGTATCGAGATTGACCCCGCCGAGGTCAGCCCGGCGCTGAAAGATCACCAGCGCGTGAGCGTCCTGTGGGCGCTGCGCGGGGGCCGCCGTGGCATTTTCGCCCGCTTCGGTTTGGGAAAGACCATCATGCAGCTCGAATGGTGCAGGCTGCTCCAGAAGCACGAGGGCGGACAGACGCTCGTTGTGATGCCGCTGAACGTCCTGCCGGAGTTCAAGGCCGACGCTGTGAACCTGCTTGGCATTGACGAGCCGCCCTATTGCCGCACGATGGCAGAAGTGGAGGCCAGCACAGCCCCCATCGTCCTGACCAACTACGAGCGCGTCAGAGACGGCGACATTGACCCGCATCATTTCACAGCGGTCAGTTTGGACGAGGCCGCCACACTGCGCAGCTTCGGCAGCAAGACCTATCAGAGCTTCATGCAGAAGTTCAAGGGTGTCAAGTATAAGCTGACCAACACCGCGACACCCAGCCCGAACCGCTACAAAGAGCTGATTCACTATGCCGGGTTCCTCGAAATTATGGACACCGGACAGAGCTTGACCCGCTTTTTCAAGAGGGACAGCACCAAAGCGAACAACCTGACCCTTTATCCGGGTCGCGAGCGGGAGTTCTGGATTTGGTGCGCCAGCTGGGGGCTTTTCCTTCAGAAGCCGTCCGATCTCGGATTCTCGGATGATGGTTACGCCCTGCCGCCGCTGGACATCCGGTATCACAAGCTGAACAGCCTTGACCGGCCCGCTGAATTTGAAGCCGACGGCCAGATGAAGCTCGGCCATGATGCCGCGATGGGCTTGCAGGATGCAGCCAAAGAGAAGCGGGACAGCATCGACATCCGCGCCGCTGAGGTGGCCCGCATCATCGCAGAGGCCCCGGTGGATGAACACTTCGTTGTCTGGCATGACTTGGAGGACGAGCGCAAGGCCCTGAAAAAAGCCGTCCCGGAGATGGTGGACATCTACGGCAGCATGGATCTCGAAACCCGCGAGCAGCGCGTCATGGACTTCGCACAGGGCAAGACCCGCATCTTCGGCACAAAGAAAAGCCTGTCCGGCTCTGGTTGCAACTTTCAGCGGTTCTGCCACCGGGCAATCTTCATGGGTATTGACTATGAGTTCAACGACTTCATTCAAGCCATTCACCGCATTTACCGCTTCCTCCAGAAGTCACCGTGCGTGATTGACATCCTGTACATGGACACCGAAACAGAGGTGCTGCTGGCCCTCCAGCGGAAGTGGAAGCAGTACGATGAACTCAGCGAGCAGATGGAAGAAATTATCAAAGAATACGGCCTCGGCAGCCTTGCACTGGAGGTCTTAAAGAGAACGATAGGATGTGAGCGCGTGGAAGTAAAAGGCAGCAACTACATCGCAATCAATAACGATTGCGTGGAAGAGGTCAAGAGCTGGCCGACGGACAGCATCGACCTGTATGTGACCTCTATTCCGTTCGGTAACCACTATGAGTACAGCCCCAGCTACAATGACTTCGGGCACAACCCGAACGATGATGAGTTCTTCAAGCAGATGGACTTCCTCACCCCTGAGCTGCTGCGGACTCTGAAGCCGGGCCGCGTGGCTGCGATTCATGTCAAAGATCGCGTGGAGTTCGCCAATGTCACCGGGCTGGCCGCGCCTACAATTGAGCCGTTCCATGCTGACTGCATTGCCCATTTCCGCAAACATGGCTTTGCGTACTTTGGGATGATTACCGTAGTCACGGATGTTGTCCGGGAGAACAACCAGACCTACCGCCTCGGCTGGACTGAGCAGTGCAAAGATGGCACGAAGATGGGTGTTGGATGCCCTGAGTACATCTTGCTGTTCCGCAAGCTGCCTACTGACCGCAGCCGCGGCTATGCTGATACCCCCGTGAAGAAGTCCAAAGAGGAATACACTCGCGCCCAGTGGCAGATTGACGCTCATGCGTTTTGGCGTTCCAGCGGCGACAGGCCTTTTGCTAGGGAGGATCTGGAGAAGATTCCAACATCCAAACTCCAGAGCGTCTACCGGAAGTTCAGCCGCGACAGTGTCTACGACTACGGCGAGCACGTCAAACTCGCAGAAAGCCTCGACAAAGACGGACGGCTGCCGAGCACTTTCATGGTCGTTGCGCCCGGCTCATGGGATATGACGGTCTGGGACGACATTGTGCGGATGAAAACGCTCAACACCTCCCAGAGCCAGCGGCGGCAGAACCTCCACGTCTGCCCGCTTCAGATCGACATCGTGCAGCGCCTGATTGAGCGGTACAGCAATGAGGGCGAACTTGTTGCTGACCCCTTTGCAGGGCTTTTCACTGTGCCGTATGAAGCGGTGAAGATGAACCGCAAGGGCAAGGGCGTGGAGCTGAACCCGGATTATTTTCGTGACGGCGTGGGCTATCTGGAATCTGCGGATGCAGAAAAGGATGCACCCACTCTGTTTGACCTGTTGGAGAATGGAGCTTGAACATGAGCAATGACAACATGAGCCGGAACGCCGAGCATTATGCAGATCCGACCCTCTGCGCAGCTTTCCGCAGCATACAGAAGGATGAGCGGCAGAAGGAAGCTGCCAAACTGCTGCAAATCAGCCTCCTCGTGCCCCTGCTTCGGCAGGTGGCCGAGTGGGCAGGTTTTGAGATCATTGGCCGCATCCCGCTGAGGGACAAGGCCACCGGAAAGGAGTACAGGTAATGGCACAGCATTATAAAATCGACTGCGGCAAGGCGGACGACCGGAAGGAACTGGCCGTTATTCTTGTGATGAACGGCTACACCGTCCGCGTGGGAAAGGAAAAGCGCAGCGGCAAATCTACTTTGACCTATTTTGTGGAGTATTGGAGGGGCGACGATGAATGATCAAGCGAAATCCAACCCTGAAACCGACACTATGAGTCCGGAGGAAATGGCCCGTTATTTGATGGGGTTTTGCCGTTGCTATTTGGCGACAGGAAATGGTTGCCCAGGTTGCCCGTTCGATAAGCCGACCAGTAACGATGGCGATGGAGAATGCCGTCTCGGTGTTCCTTCCGACTGGGACTTTTGAGGAGGAGAAGTGAAGCATGAAAACCGAAAAGAGAATGATCTGTTTTATCGTGTCAGCAGCATTGCTGATTGTGACGCTGTGGTTTACATCCTGCGGTGCGGCCACTGCCGAGGCAGGAGCTGAAAGGAAGCCATGCTACCATGTCACGGTCTACTCCCCGGCAATTGAAAAAGTTGGCTATGCCGGTAGGCGTAAGCCGAAGTACATCATTACCGTGGACAACTTTGGTGAGCTGGTGCCAGACCCGAAACTTTCTTCCGAGCGAGAGTACCGGCTCCTGCAAATCCCTCTTGGAGATGGCCGCTTTGAGTTGGTGTCCACCTCGCTGGTGGAAATCGAGTATTACTGAAGGGAGGGCTGGATAACATGAGAATCCGTTCGTTGACTTATCGGGACCATGCGAAGAATGAAACCGGTTCCGCCGTCATCGAGATGACCGGCGAAGAAGTCGTTATCCTGAACAACATCATCAGGAAAGCCACAAAGGAGCAAGAGGGAAAATCTGTATCTCTGGAGATGGCGAAATCCTCAATCTTACTGAACGCTCTTGTACAGCATGGGGGCCTTGACAGCGTGGATATCTTGGCTCTCAGAGAGGTAGACGAGCGGCTCCACCGACATCAAGGAGGAGAAGAAAATGCCCAACAATAAAGCAGTTCTGTTGAGCGTCCAGCCAGTATGGTGCAGCAAGATCGTCCTGAAAGAAAAGACCGTGGAGGTGCGCAAGACGAAGCCGGAGGACGTGAAGCCTCCATTCAAGTGCTACATCTACTGTACGAAAGAGCGGTCGAAGATGGGCTGGCTGCGAATCGTCCCCGGCAAAGGCTGGCAGCGGTTGGATGGTACGGTCATTGGCGAGTTCGTCTGCGACAAGATTTGGGAGCTTGCACCGATATGCCGCGCCCCGGATGATGTCGAAGAAATGGCTTGCATGGACCGAGACCGCATTGTCCGCTACCTGAGCAAGTGCCGCGGATGGGCGTGGCATATCTCCGACCTGAAGATTTACGACCAGCCGCGCGAACTGCGGGCGTTCACAGGCTTGCAGAGTACACGGTTCGGTATGCGGCCTGTGGAGATCACTCGCCCGCCCCAGAGCTGGTGCTATGTGGAGGAATTGAGCAATGAATAACCGAATAACAGCGGCCAGTATTCGCCGCAGCTATACCGGTGCAAGAAGCCGCGCAGAGGGCGCTGGCTTTGAAAGCATCATTGACAATGCCTGCGCCTATTACAGATCCATCGGCCTTGCAGACATCGAAAAGACCCCGGAACCGATGCGTCCGATCGGAAGCCCAGACCGTGCTGGCAGGTTCCTTGCCTGCTACACAAAACAGGCCCAGCCGGACTACAAGGGAATTCTCAAAGGCGGTAAGGCCGTCAATTTTGAAGCAAAGCACACGGACAGTGACCGGATGACCTTTGACCGTGTATCGGACGCACAAGCGCTCCGTTTGAGCCGCACAGAAGCCCTCGGCGGCATTGCCTTTGTCCTCTGTTCTTTCAGCGGCAGATACTTCTACCGCGTTCCGTGGGCCGTTTGGCGCGACATGAAGAGCCTGTTTGGCCGAAAGTACATCACCCCTGCGGATTTGGCAGAGTACCGCATCCCGTTCGCAGCGCCCGGAGTGTTGCTATTTTTGGAGGGAGTAAAGGAGAAAAAAGATGATCTTCACATGTGCACCTGAAAATGAAAAGCGAGACGGTGTAGACTACCGCGATGTCAAGGCATGGTTTCAACAGTGCAGGGACTACAAGATAGACGTGGATAGGCAACTTGAACGTATTCACAGGATCTATGGAAGCGCTACCAAGATTACGCAGAACCTTTCCGGTATGCCTACTGCGTCAGGAAACGGAGACAAAATCGGTAATGCTGCTGTGGATATCATTGAGGAACAGACGCGGTATCGAGAGATGCTGAAGCGGCTGACAGCGTTGCAGAACGAGGCAACAAAGCGGGCATATTGCCTTGTCGTTGCTACAGAGTGCGCAAATGCGATCGTAGATTTTTACGTTAATGGAAAAACGCAGGATCAGATTGCCGATGAAACCGGGGTTTCCGGTGTTGATATTGTCCGGAAGCGTATTAACCGGGGTTGCAAAGCTCTTGCAGAGATCTGGCAAGACTTTAGCACTGTATGAATTGTACAAATTGCATAGAAAAGCACCGTTTATTTTGTGATGTCCCGGCACTCCCGAAACGGGGTGCAGTAAGGTAAAATCAGTACAAGCGGAACCGCGCACAGCGGAGCGCCGCTTCTACGCAGTCTCCGAAACGAACCTCCATGATAATTTCCTCCTTTTGGCTTTGCATGCATTTTTCTCTCTTCACGTTTCGCGGGCTGCTACTATGCGATACACTGAAACAAAGGCAGCCTGCCGCTCATGAGAGACAGGAGGCGGTTCGATTCCGCCGTATCGCACCGTATGGCGCATGGACTAGACAACCCGCAAGGCCGCACGTGCAACCTCCCGTGCCGAGAAAAGGCCTTAGAATCCTTGCCAAGGTGTAGCTTTCCTGACAGGATGTGCACCAACCAACAGCCCCGGCGGCGAACCGGAGCTGTTTTTATATGGCCGCCTGAGCGCAGTTTGGAGCGCGGTGCGTGTGTGTAGACACGGCTGGTTCGATTCCAAGGGCGGCTTTTTACTCTGGTAGCTCAATTGGCAGAGCGATGGTCTCCAAAACCGTAGGTTGCAGGTTCAAGGCCTGCCCAGAGCGCCATGCAATGTACAGTCGGGGGACGGCTGTGCAAAGCATAGCGGGGCATCTGGCCGCGAAAGTTCCAGATGCAGCAGCACCCGCCCGTTTTACGCCTGTCCGTCAAACTGAATGCATGGGTGCTGCTTATATTTATCGTTAAGCTCGAAGATGATTTTTCGGGCTTTAATTTTTGAAATCTTCTTTTTCAAAAAAACTCTTGACTTTTTGAGTTCCGCAAATATAATGAATATATCGGAACTCAAAAAGTGAGGTGATTACATGTCTCCGAGAACTGGTCGCCCTAAGGTTGAAAATCCTTTGAGCGTTGACGTAAAGGTGCGTCTCGACAGCGACACCAACGAAAAACTTGTTGAGTATTGCAAAGAGAATGACGTAACCAGAGCGGAAGCTATACGAAAGGGTATTCATCTTTTGATAGAGCAACCGGAAAAATAAAAAACTGTACCTCGCCACTTTCCACGGCTGCGGGGTACAGTTCAAAACCACCAGAGGAATTGTCATCTGGTAAATCTATTATACCAATCGGCAACACCTCTTACAAGAGAAAAAGAGGATTTTTATAATGAGAAGCGATAAAATTCCGTATGACTTTGGGATTGCAGATGGTGATATTGAAACTGTGCTGCGCCTGTTAGAAGTATTTGAAGAATGGTTTGATGAGGGCTTTAAGGTTGACTTCATCGACCGTAAGTGCGAAAACAATGAAGCCTTCAATATGTGGCATGACAGTGTGAAATACTCAGCAGTGCTAGACATGGCTATCGAACGTTTGTGCGAAGTGCATCAGGAACTGGATAAGGCAAGCAAGGAGGAAAGTGCAGCATGAGCAACATTCAAATTTTCAGCAGGGATATTATCCCTGTATACACCACCGATGAAGGCAACAAGGTTGTTATGGGCCGCGAGCTTCACGAGAAGCTGGGCATTAAGACCATTTACGCCGACTGGTTCAAACGGATGTGCGAGTACGGTTTTGTCGATGGCACGGACTATTCTTTGGTTTCTCAAAAATGCGAAACCAATAATCCGAAGAACCCGTACACAACCCGCACCGACCACATCATGACACTGGACATGGCGAAGCACATTGCTATGATTCAGCGCACCCCGCAGGGCATGGCTATCCGCCAGAAACTCATTGAGTTGGAAAAGGAGACCACCCAGCAGATTATGGCTCCCATGTCTAAGGAACTGCAAGCCATTTTCGTGCTGGATAACCGCACCGTGCAGCTTGACCAGCGTGTGACCGCTTTGGAGAACAACGCTGTTATCGACTACGGTCAGCAGCAGACTCTTAAGAACGCCGTGAACCGCCGCGTTGTGACTGAAATCCTGGGCGGCAAAGACACCCCGGCCTATGAAGATACCCACGTTCGCGGGATGGTCTACTGCGAGATCAACAAGGACATTCAGAACTGGTTCCGCGTCAGTGCTCGCAACAACATCCCCCGCAAGCGCTTTGACGAAGCCATTGAGTACGTCAATCGCTGGAAGCCCAGCACCAACACCGCAATGATGATTCAGAACGTCAATGGACAAATCAAAATGTTCGCATGAGCTATATCGCGAAACACGAGGGGGGCGGTAAAACGCCGCGCCCCTATCAGTAAAACCTAATTTTAACCCTGCCTCACCACACTGGGGCGGGGTTTTATTATGCAAAGAAAAGAGGTGATATCAAACGGCTTACAAGAAGAGAAACCCTGTCGGCGCACCGCCGAAATATAAGACGGCTGCGCAGATGCAGGAAAAGATAGACGCTTATTTTGCTGACTGTGAGGGCGAGCTTTTGCGGGATGCCAACGGCGACCCGGTGCTGGATAAATACGGAAACGAAATCTATTCGCATCAGCGTCCACCTACTGTCACAGGTCTTGCATTGGCACTGGGTTTTGCTTCACGTAAATCATTGCTGGAATATCAGGGTAAACAGGAATTTGTAAACACGATTACGCGTGCGAAGACTCGCTGTGAACAGTACGCCGAGGAACGGCTGTTCGATCGGGACGGCACAAACGGCGCACGGTTCAGCTTGCAGGCAAACTTCGGATGGAAGGACAAACCGCAGGAGAACACGACCGAAGCCCAGAATAACGACATGCAGACGCTGGCCGACCTGCTGCAACGGCCTGTTCCAAACCGCGATATCAAGGACTTTGAAGAATGAACATTCCAGCACCATTCTCTGAAAACCAGATGCGTTTCTTCTGGAACTGCTTCGACCACTGGTTCAACGTTGCAGAGGGCGGCAAACGTGGCGGCAAGAACGTGCTTATTACTATGGCCTACTGCACCATTCTGGAAAAGCATCCCAGCAGAATACACCTCATTGCGGGCGTATCCACTGCGACGGCCAGGCTGAACATTCTGGACTGTGACGGCTTCGGCCTGAAAAACTATTTTGAGGGCCGCTGCCGTGAGGGCACCTACCAGAACCGCGACTGTCTGTACATCCAGACTGCCACCGGCGAAAAGGTGGTGCTGGTGTCCGGTGGTGGCAAAGCCGGTGACGAAAAGTTGATCAAGGGCAACACCTACGGCACCGCGTACATCACCGAAGCCAATGAATGCAGCGAAACTTTCATCAAGGAAGTATTCGACCGTACCCTGTCCAGCCCGGACAGAAAGGTATTTCACGACCTGAATCCCAAGGCAGAGGGCCACTGGTACTATGAAAATATCCTGAATCTGCACGAAAAGAAGCAGAACGAGAACCCAGAATACGGCTTCAACTATGGGCATTTCACAATTGCCGATAACATGAGCATTTCGGACGACCAGCTCCGGGCTGTGCTTGCAACCTACGACCGCAGCACGGTCTGGTATGCCCGTGACATCCTTGGAAAAAGGAAAGCTGCCGAGGGCCTTGTATACCCTTTCTTCTCCGCCGGGCAGGACACCTACCTTTTTCACGGTGATGCTTCCCACATCGATGGGCAGTTTTACGTGTCTATCGACTACGGCACCCACAACCCCTGCAGCATGGGCCTGTGGGTCATTCATGATGGCAAGGCCCTGCGCATCAAGGAAAGCTATTTTGACAGCCGTGCCGAGCGTGTGCAGCGCACGGACGAAGAGCACTATGCCGAGCTGGAACGCCTGACCAAGGGCTATTACATACAGGCGGTGGTGGTTGACCCGTCCGCCGCTTCATTCATCGAGACCATCCGGCGGCACGGCAAGTATCTTGTGATCCCCGCTGATAACGACGTGCTGAACGGCATCCGCTGCGTGGCATCCCTGATGCAGGCCGGGCTTGTGACCATTCACGAGAGCTGCGCGGCATCCCGCCGGGAGTTCGGCCTGTACTCGTGGGACGACAAAGCCAAAGAGGACCGCGTTGTGAAGGAGAACGACCACGCCATGGACGATATCCGCTATTTCTGCTATACGATACTGGCCCCGCTGATCCGCTGGGCAGACTGGAGACGAAAATAATGTTTGATAGACTGCTTTTCTGGCTGCGGGAGAAAGCGCGGCTGCTGTTCGGTGAAAATACCACAGTCAGCGCCAGCGTGTCCTCCAGCATGGAGAATGCGATTATCCTGTGGGCGCAGATGTACGATACCGGCGGGCCGTGGTGCCACGGCGGCAAGAACGCCCTGCACAGCCTGAAGCTGGCCCAGAGTGTTGCATCGGAGCTGGCCCGTCTGACCACGCTTGAAATGGAATGCATTGTTTCCGGCAGTGCCCGCGCCGATAGCATCAGCACCATGCTGCAGCCTTTCATTGCAGATCTGCGCACCCCGGTGGAATACGGCTGTGCGCTGGGCGGCATCCTGTTCCGGCCCTTCCTCGATGCAGAGGGACGCATCCAGATCGATGCTGTGCAGGGGGATTGCTTCTGCCCTACCCGCTTTGACAGCTCTGGCCGCATGACCGGGGCTATTTTTTATGACCATCTGGTGCGCGGCAACCGCATTTATACCCGTCTGGAAGATCACGAGTTTTCCGGCAGCACGCACAGCATCACGGTCAAGGCGTTCCGCTCCATGACCAGTACAGACCTCGGCATCGAGGTGCTGCTGACCGATGTGCCGGAATGGGCCGCAATCTCGCCGCACACCGAGTTCTCCGATGTAGACCGTCCGCTTTGGGGCTATTTCAGAGTGTCCAGCGGCAATTCCACTGATCGGCACTCCCCGCTGGGCGTAAGTGTCTATGCCGCTGCTGTTGACACCATCCATGATGCTGATGAACAGTATGGGCGGCTGCTGTGGGAGTATGACGGCGGGCAGCTGGCCCTTGACGTTGACCAGACCGCCCTGCGGCCCGGCATCAACGGCGAGAGCGTTATGCCGCAGCGTGAGCAGCGCCTTTACCGCAACTGGTTGAACGGCAGTTCCGGGGCCAATGGCCGGAACCTTTACGAGGTGTTTGCCCCTGCCCTGCGCGATGAAAGTTATCGTCGGGGGATGGATGCCATGCTCAAGCGGGTGGAGTTCCAGTGCGGCCTTGCCTACGGCACCCTGTCCGACCCGCAGAACGTGGACAAGACCGCCGAGGAGATCAGGAGCAGCAAGCAGCGCAGCTACACTACCGTCAAGGATCTGCAGCGGGCGCTGGGCAATGCGCTGACCGATCTGGTATACTCCATCAGCAAGCTGCTGGATGCCCAGTGGAACAGCGGCGCAGCCGTTTCCCCGCCGGGCGACTGCAATGTGACCTTTGACTTTGACGACAGTATCATCTCCGACCCCAAGGAGCGCAAGCAGATGTACTGGGGCTACGTTACCGCCGGGAAGTTCCCGTTCTGGCGGTATCTGGTGGAGTTTGAGGGCTACAGCGAGGACGATGCCAAGGCCATTGCCGCCGAAGCGGATGCCGAGAACCGCAGCTCTGAAGCCCTCACCTTCGGGGGTGCCTGATGCTGCCGCCATCTTACCTCGACCAGATGCCGGATGCCTTTGTGCAGCTCTGGCAGCAGGTCGAAGAACAGATCCTGCAGGACGTTGCCCGGCGCATCGGCAAGATGGACAAAGTGACCGCTACTGCTAACTGGCAGCTGTGGCGCTACCAGCAGACCGAAGCGCTGCGCAATGATGTGGTGAAGCTGCTGGCCAAGTGCACCGGCAAGAGCGAAACTGCCATCCGCAAGCTGCTTTTGCAGGCTGCGACCGAAGCCATGGAGCGTGAAGATGCGATCTATTACCACTACGGCATGGAGCCGACCCCTTTTGAAGAGAGCGCCGCCCTGAACAATTTGCTGGATGCCGGTGCGCGGCAGACTTGCGGCACGTGGCAGAACATCACCGCCACCACGGCAAACACCGTCACAGGGGCCTTTGAGCGCACACTGGACGCTGCATGGCTCAAAGTGAGCACCGGTGCCTTTGACTACAAAGCCGCCGTCAAACAGGCTGTGGACAGCCTTGCAGACGACATGCCCATGGTCACATACCCCAGCGGCCACAAGGACAGCATCGAGGTGGCCGCACGGCGTGCCGTGCTCACCGGTGTAAACCAGACGACTGGCAAGCTGCAGGTGGCCCGCATGGACGAAATGGGCTGCGAATTTGTGGAGACGACCGCCCACGGCGGTGCCCGTCCTTCTCATGCAGAGTGGCAGGGACGGCGCTTCCATCGCGGTGGTGCGGTGGACTACAAGGGCAGGCACTACCCGGATTTTGAAGCCGCCACCGGCTACGGCACCGGCGCAGGCCTTTGCGGCTGGAACTGCCGCCACACCTTTTTCGCGGTGTTCCCGGAGCTGGGCGACCCGCCCCAATGGACACAGGAGCAGCTGCGGGAGCTGAACGCCCGGGACATCGAGTGGAACGGCAAAAAGTACACCGCCTACGAGATATCCCAGATGCAGCGTGCCCGGGAGCGGAACGTCCGCCGCTGGAAAAAGCGGTATCTGGCCGAGGATGCTGCCGGGCTGGACACCACCGACAGCGCTGTGCGCCTGAGAGCGGCCCGCCAGAGCCTTGCAGAGTTTGCACAGGCCACGGGTGGCCGTGTGGACAGCGCCCGTGTCAGCGTGCCGAAGTTTGGCAGGAGCGAGGCAAGTAAGGCAAGCGCAAAATCTCAGGCGCATCACACCGACTGGCTCAAGTCTATCAATGCGCAGAGTACCAGCCTGAATACCGTTGCAAAATATTATGATGCACGGTATAATAATACCGAAGAATATCGTTTGCTGATGCAATATGCCAACAGCGTAAAAAGTGGCTGGCTTTCGCCGCTTGCAGGTTTTGACCTGTACAAGAGTACGTACGAGCGCATCCAGACCGAGCTTGTGGGCAAGACTACTGCGGATGGTACTGTTATTACTGGACATACCGCCCATTTCATGGAGCGTATGTTCGGCACATTGGTCGACCCCGATAAGTTAAAATATGACCTTAAAATCATCCGGCGAAGCGGTGTTGGCTATGAAGCCATGCGTGATACCGTTTTGAATCCTGAGCGCATCAACCCTGTAAAAACGGATTCAAGAGGAAAGCGAAGCGTGCGCCTTATTGGCAAAGCGATCGTCACGATAAACCCAGACACGGGACAGCTGATTCAGCTGAATCCAAGGAGTGAGCAAAAATGACCTTTTGTTTTGAAGATTTAGATACTGATTCCAAGGATTTTTTGAAGAAGCATGTTCCCAGCGCTGTAAACTGCAGGAGTCTGGACGAGCTTCTTTTGGAGCTTGATGATTTCATCACATCGACCTTTGACGAAAATGACGAGCCGACAGCTCTTTCTCGTGAGGGCGAAGCAGTGTACGACAGAATCTACTGTTGCACGCCGTAATTCATAACATCAACTGAACCACGATGCACACGCACCGTGGTTTTCTTTTACCCATTTTTCAGGAGGTACACTATGGTTACTACGGTTCTTGTTGTTTTGATGATCCTTGCCCTGCTTGAGATCGTTCTGCTGAACGGTGCCCGGCTGTTCTTCATGATTGCATCCGCCGTGCAGCAGGCGCAGGACGACAAATACACGCCGCACCCGCACCCCAAAAAGTAAGCTTTCATTCACGGAAATACCCCATTTTAACCACTATGTGCCCCGAAAAAGGCTTCATAGTGGTTTTTTCATGCCGTTTTAGCTCATGTTGGCAGAGCACCGGACTTTTAATCCGGGGGTGGCGGGTTCAACTCCCGCAAGCGGCACCACAGCGGAAGGCGGCGCGTACCCCGTCTTGTCCCGTGCGGAATGAGAACCGCGATACAAAACAGCAGGGACTTATCCACCCAACAGACAAAAGAAAGGAGCACATCGCAAGTGAAACGCGAAGATGTGAGCAAGATCATTCCGGGTATCACCTCGGACCAGCTGGACAGCATTATGAACCTGCACGGTGCTGACATCACGGCAAAGGCCAACGAGATCACGACCCTCAAGGCCGAAAAGACCACCCTGACCGAACAGCTGAACACTGCAAACGGCAAACTGGAGGGCTACGACCCGGAGTGGAAGATCAAGGCCGAGCAGGCCAAGACCGACGCTGCGGCTCAGGTCGCTGCCCTCGAAAAGGGCTACGCTCTGGAACGCAAGGCATCCGGCCTGAAGTTTTCCAGCGAGAGCGCCCGCAAGGCGTTCCTTACCGAGGCAAAGGCCCAGAATTTTGCCATGAAGGACGGCGAGATCATGGGCTTTGATGATTATGTCAAGGCTTTCAAAGAGAGTGATCCCAGTGCTATCTTGCCGGACGGCGGCATGGCACGTTTTTCCACATCGGCGACCGGCGCACCCGGCCAGCCCGCAAACACACATGAGGCCGCAAATGCTGCATTCCGCGCAGCGTTCGGCCAGAAAGGTTGATTCTTATGGCTATTGATGCAATCGCTCGCAATAAGGCTGAGGCCCTGATCCGGGAGCAGCTGGTGAACACCATCCAGCAGGACGTGCCCAAAAGCTCCACCGTCATGCAGCTGGGCACCCGCCTTGCAAATATGACCTCTAACCAGACCAAGATCCCCGTGCTGTCCATGCTGCCGCTGGCTTACTGGGTCAACGGTGACACCGGCATGAAAAAGACCAGCAAGCAGGAATGGGACAATGTCTATATGACCGCCGCAGAGCTGGCCGTCATTGTGCCCGTGCCCGAAGCTGTGCTGGCAGATTCCAGCTTTGACATCATGGGCGAGGTACAGCCCCGCGTCCGGGAAGCCATGGGCGCAAAGATCGACAACGCCATCCTGTTCGGCGGCGAGCGCCCCACCGAGTGGACGACCGATGTTCTGACCCTTGCGGCCAAGAACAAAGTCACCGGCCCCATCGACTACGCAAAGCTGCTGGGCAAGGACGGTCTGTTCTCCAAGGTGGAAGCTGGCGGCTTTGGTGTGGATGCCGTGGTGGGCGACCTGACCGCCAAGGCAGAACTGCGCGGCCTTGTGGATACCACGGGCCGTCCTCTGTTCCGTTCCGATATGCAGGGTGCAACCACCTACGCGCTGGACGGTGCCCCGATGTACTTCCCGGAGAACGGCGGCTTTGATGCTTCTAAGGCCCAGCTGATCGCAGGCAACTTCAAGAAGCTGGTGTACTCCATCCGTCAGGATGTTACTGTCAAGCTGCTGGATCAGGGCGTTATTCAGGATCCTTCTACCAAGGAGATCGTTTACAACCTCGCCCAGCAGGATATGGTGGCCCTGCGTGTGGTCATGCGCATGGGCTGGGCACTGCCGAACCCTGCCACCCGCCTGAACGCCGACCGCTCCAAAGTCCCGTTCGCGTTCCTGACCGCCGCTGCCGTCGCAGCATAAGGAGGTCCCATGCTCTACTGCACCTATGACCAGTATGCGGCGGCGGGCGGCACGGTGCCGGAAGCCGCCTTCGGTGTGCTGTGCAGCCGTGCTTCCCGCATGATCGATGCCGCCACCTTTGGCCGGGCAGAACACCACGCCGCCGGGTGCGAGGATTGCCGCCAGATGCTGGCGGATGCCTGCGCCCAGATCGTGGACCTGTTTGCCGCACAGGCCGCCGTGGGCGCGGTGCCGGGTGCGGCCAGCGGGTCCAACGACGGCTACAGCGTCACCTTTGGCAGCAATGCCAGTGTGACCGCAGCCACCCGGCAGGAAGCCTATGAAATCATCCGCACCGCGCTGGGCAGTGACCCGCATAATCTGCTGTACAGGGGGATTTTGTGATGCAGACCGCTGTTACTGTTGTGAATCTCATCCACGACACTGCCACCGAGACCGACACCCCGGTGTGTCATGTGTTCCCCGGGTGCAGCTGGCGGGAATGCCGCTCCACCTCCGGCTCCGGCACCGCCAAGGACCCGGAGCGCACCACCCACATCCGCATCCCGGCCAGCGTGTGTACGGCAGGCTACCTGCCCTACGCTCAGTGGGAGGCTCTGCCTGCTGCCGAAAAGGCCAAACATTGGACCCTGAAACGCGGCTGGAAGCTGGTGCAGGGCGCGGTGGCTGCCTTGACCGCCGAAGAGTATGCCAAACTCGAAAAAACGCACCTGTGCTGTACGGCGGCGGCTGTCTCGGATAACCGGGAACCGCTGCTGCCCCACTGGCACGTGGAAGGGAGCTGATCGCATGAGCGCACCGGTTTTTGATTTCAAGATCACCTTCCGGCCCGGCTTTCAGGCCGACATGGATGCGCGGTTCGCAAAGCTGCAGTTTGCCTTTTCTCAGAAAGTGGCTGCAACGGTAGACCCCTATGTGCCCTTTGACACCGGCACGCTGAAGAACAGCGTGAATCAGGCATCCGACTTCAAGGAAGGTCTGCTGGTGTACAATACGCCGTATGCCAGAGCGCAGTATTATCTGCACCCGATGGGCCAAAGCAACGAACTACGCGGCGGCGCTGACCGTTTCCGTGGCTCCTACTGGGGCCAGCGGGCCATTGCTGACCACAAGGACGAGCTGGAAAAGTTCGCCCATGATGCCGCAAAGCAGTTTCTGGGAGGGAACAAATGAGCGAGACCGTAAAACCCACCATTGCCGCCCTGCGGGCATGGCTCAAGACCTGCCCGCTGATCGCCGACGAGCAGGAAGCCACCGGCGCAGCATTCCGCATTGCCGGACTGGAAGAAGAATCCACCGCCTTTTCCATCGAGGACAGCCCCGGTGATCCCATCATCACCGAGTATTTCTCCGGCTGGGACATGGCGAAGAATTACCTCTTCCTCAGCCGCCGGGAGTACAGCGAGGTGGATGCCGTCAGCATCCAGAACAGCGGCTTTTTCGAGCAGCTTACCGAATGGGTCATGCAGCAGGATGCCCGGCACTCCCTGCCCGACCTCTCGGCCTGCGGCGGGAATAAAACCCCCACCGGCATTGCCGTGACAAACAGCGGCTACATCGTCACAAACAGCGCGGGCAGCTGTAAGATGCAGCTGCAAATGCGCCTGACCTACTACATGCCCAAATGAAAGGAGTTTTGATATGACTGTATCTGAAGCCATTACCAAGTCCGGCATCACGCCCAGCGCCAGCTACACCGGCATTGAGACGGCGAACGATTTTGTGCTGGCGTTCCAGATCGATAGCACCCAGACTAAGGAAAGCCAGTGGGTGGTTTGCGCCGACCATGTGAAGGAGCATTCCGGCTCCCTGAACGCCACCACCGAGGATGCCCAGTACATCCGCACCGGCAACGTCACCGAAAAGACCGGCACCCAGCGCACCCTTGCCGTCAACGGCGACCGCTGCGTGGGCGATGATTTCCAGGATTTTGTGCTGAGCCACAAGATTGTGTACGGTACCGGCAGCGATGTCATTGTGCCCTACATTTATTTCAGCCTGCGCACCGGAAAGGGCGAGAAAGGCAGCGCTGCCATCATCGTCACCAGCGACGTGGGCGGTGCGGCCGGTTCCAAGGCCACCTTTGCCTGCGACGTGAAGGCCATCGGCACGCCGGAGGAGTTCACGTTTGCGGAGTGAAACGACGCAATGAAAGCCCCAGTGGGGCTTTTAAGTGACAGAGCGGTCTCGCATAGCGAGATGGAGGGGTCTCACCCCGACAAGCTCGAATACAACCCCGCCACCCAGTCCGCTGAGCCTTCCAAGGCCGTCAAGGGCTGATTTTTTTTCAAACACAGTCCCCGCTCCACACCGGAACGGGGATCTTTTATGCCGTGATTAGTTTTCTCCGGGGCAGAACCGGGGCACGGCTCAACTGAAAGGAGCCAGAACATGGTTATTTGTGGACAGGAATTTGAATTTTCCCTGATGAACGCCAACGACCTTGACCGCTTTGAGGATGCCAACGAGCGGATGCAGCGCCGGAGCGCCGAGGAGACGGAGCATTTCCATCGCGGCGGTGTCCGTCTGGGCGACCATGCACGTGCACAGGCACGCATTGCCATGGACTGCATCGACGAGATTCTCGGTGCAGGCGCGTCCGACCGTCTGGGGCTTAACGAAAACTACATGGCACCCATCTATGACGTGATCGAGGAACTGGGCAATGCCTTTGCCGCCGAGAAACAGCGCTATGCCGCCAGAGCCGCCCAGCCCATGAACCGCCAGCAGCGCCGCGCACAGGCCAAAAAGGGCAAGCACAATCCGCCCGTGAGCTATCCCGCACCGCCTGCCGCACAGATGGTGGAGCGGGTGGACAAAGCCGCACACCGCAAGGCCCTGCTGGCAGAGTTGGCCGCGCTGGATGACTGACCTGCTGACGGACGCCCTGCCCACCGTGTGGCACGGCAGGCCCATCGACCCGGATTTCCGGCACATGGTGCGGCTCTCCAACGCCTACGCCCACGGCAGGCTGGACGGCGAACACCCGGAAGAAGCCCTTGCGATCATGGAGCGGTTCTATCATAAGCCTGTGCCGCCGGAACAGCTCCCCGATGCTTACGGCTGCATGGTGGATTTTTACCGTGCCGGTGAGCAGGCCGCAGCAGGCACTGCCAGTGAACCTGACAGCGGCCCGGAAAAGCCGCCTGCCTTCGACTACCAGTGTGATGCGGGGTACATCGTGGCGGCGTTCCAGCAGGCCTACGGCATCGACCTGACCCGCGAAAAGGTGCACTGGTTCCGCTTCCGGGCGCTGTTCGCCGCCCTGCCGGAGGATACCCTCATGGCAAAGATCATGAGCTGGCGTACCATGGACCTGTCCGAGTACGAGGGCAGTATGCGTGACCGCTACGCCGAACTGCAGGAGCGCTTTGCCCTGCCGCCGGAGCTGAGAGGGGGTGCTGCCCGTGTCGTGTCCGTCGAAGAGCATGACGCTGCGTTCCTTGCGCGGTTCCTGCACTAGCCGCGCCCCGGTGCCCTGCCCATACTGCGGGCGGGCGTTGCCGGTGTGGGCAGAAAATGCCGCATCCGCCCATGGCCTGTGGGTAAAATGCAAAAATCCCGCCTGTAAGCGGGAGGTAGAGATCAAGTTATAACAGCCTGTGCCCTTGTGCCCGCGCTCTTTTGGAATGGAGAGAGGTGGACACAGTGGCAGATTTCAGCATCACCGGTGAAGTAAGGCTGAACAGCGACCCGGCAGAAAAAAGCACCAGTAAGTGGACTGTAGCCGCCGGGCAGATGATCGCGGACTTTGCAAAACAGGCTTCGTCCAAGCTGGCCGAGGTGGTCAAGAGCGGTGTGGATTACAACGCCACCATGGAAAGCTACCTGACCAACTTCAAGGTCATGCTGGGCAGCGAGGAAGCCGCCGCAACGAAGCTTTCCGAAATTCGCAAAATGGCGGCATCCACGCCTTTCTCGCTGGATGACCTGACCAGCGGCACCCAGACCCTTTTGCAGTTCGGCATTGCGGCAGACGACACCACCGGCGTGCTGCAGCGGCTAGGCGATATCTCGCTGGGCAACGCCGAAAAGCTGCAGACCCTGACCCGCGCCTACGGCAAGATGTCCTCGGCGCAGAAGGTCACGCTGGAAAACGTCAACATGATGATCGATGCGGGTTTCAACCCGCTGAACCAGATCTGTGATGCCACCGGCGAGAGCATGTCCGACCTGTACAAGCGCATCTCGGATGGCAAGGTCAGCTTCAGCGAGCTGGAAACAGCTGTGGAAGCCGCCACCAGTCAGGGCGGACAGTTCTACAACGGTATGCTGGAAGCCAGCCAGACCTTCAGCGGGCGCATGTCCACCCTGAAGGATAATGTCAGCGCCCTGACCGGTGAGCTGACCAGCGGCCTGTTTGCAGCTCTGGGTGAGCTGGTTGTCAAGCTGAACGAGGTGGTGGTCTCCTTCCTCGACAGCGACGAGAAGATGGCCCAGCTCAAGGAGACCATCGGCATTGCGACTGCTGTTGTGGCCGCTGCCGGAACGGCATTCCTGACATACAAGGGCTATGTAGCCGCCGCTACTGCAATCGAAGTGATCCACACAGCCGCGACCACGGCCATGACCGCTGCTCACAAAGCCGCCGAAGCCGGGGCGACCGGTCTTGCAGTCGCGCAGGCAGGTTTGAACGCGGTTCTCAAGGCGAACCCCATCGGTCTGGTGGTGTCTTTACTTGCAGCTCTGGCAGCGGGTCTCGTGACGGCCTATAAGACCAGCGAAACCTTCCGCAATGCCGTCAACTCCGCATTTGCGTCTGTGAAAAAGATCGCACAGAACGCCATCGGCACGGTGGTGGACTGGATCAATGAGCTGGTCGCCAAAATCAGGGGCGCGGCGGCTGCACTGGCAAATCTGAAAAACGGTGTCGGTGCGGCACAGGAAGCCTACAATGCAGCCTACAACGGCAAAGGAATGAACCGTGACCAGCGGCATCAGGACGCACTTGCAGGCAAGGGCATCAGCAACAAGAGCTGGACTGAGCGCCAGAACGAAGCAAAGGCCGCAGCGGCCGAAAGCCAGAAAGCCGCATCCACCATCTCCAAGTCCGCAGGCAAAGCCGCATCTGCCGTCAGCACCTCCGGCAAAAAGGCCAGCGCCAGCACTAAAGCCGTCACCGCGTCCGTGGTCAAGTCCATCTCGGACACCACGACCGAAATCGACGGCAAGATCACCCGCACCACCGAAAACATCACCGAAACCCTTTCCAACGGCAAACAGCAGCAGAAACAGACCATCACCGAGACTTCCCGCCAGATGGTGGGCGGTGTGCTGAAGGACGTTAAGACCATCACAGAGGTGGCTGCGGACGGCACCAAGACCGTCAAGCAGACCATGGAGACGGTGCGGGAGACCGCCAAGACGGTCACTTCCACCTTCGAGACGCTGGCAGACGGGGTCAAGACCACCACCCAGACCGTCACCGAGACCCTGACCGACGGCACCGAGACCCAGAAGCAGGTCATCACCGAGGTCTACGACGACGTGGTGGACGGTGCCCTTGTGACGGTGGAGAAGGTCAAGACCGTCGCCGCAGACGGCACCGTGCAGGTGGCCGAGCAGATCAAAAAGTCCAGCGCGGACACCTTTGACGGCCTGTGGAAGGAGCTGCAGACCGAGGCAGACAGCGGCATGCTTGGCACCTTCGACGATCTGTACACCGCCGTCAAGAACCAGGACTGGCTGGGCATCGGCAAGTGGGTGGCGAGCACCATCTACGGCGGTCTGACTGCCGACCAGAAGAAGCAGGTCAATGATTTTGCCCTTGGCATCGTGACTAAGCTCAACAAAGCGCTGGGCGGTGCCCGCGATCAGCTGGTGCAGGGAGCCATTGATCTGGGCGGGCAGATTGTGAACGGCCTGACCGGCGGCTTCTCTGAGGTCTGGCAGCAGGCGCAGGGCCTTGGCTCCACCCTGATGGAGATCTTCAGCGGGCTGAAAACACCGCTGCAAAGTGCGGCTCTGGCCATCAGTCAGGGCATGAAAGGCGGCCTGATCTCTGCATTCCCGGAGATCCTTGCTTCGCTGGGCGGCCTGATCGGATCTATCGGCGGCGCGTTCGTAGCAATGCTGGATGCCATCGCTGCGGCGCTGTTCCCTACCGGCTTTGGCACTCCGCAGGCTCTGCTGATGATCGCAGCGGGCGTAGCCCTTGCTGCCGTCATCGCGGGCATCGTTGCCTCGATCGGCGGCTCTTTCAGTAAGAAAGGCTCGTCCGGGCGCGGCGGCTCTTCCGGCGGTTCGTCCGGCTCCGGCAGCATGGGCAGCGTGGATATCACCACCGGCACCGGCAGTCTGGAAGATGCCATCAACGCCAACACCAAGGCGCTGGAAAAGACAAACTCTGCCCTCGCCGATATGATCCGGCAGGCGGGAGCGCTGGTGCTTTCCGACAACATGCGTCTGGGCAGCACCGTGGCAGCGTCCGGCACCGCACAGGTGGTGTCCGCTGCTAACAGCTACCACCGCGAGGGTGATACAAACATCACCCAGAACTTCTACAACGGCCACGACACCGCAGCCGCACAGCAGCGGGAAGCCCGCTGGGAAGCTGACAAGGCCAAGGCCCGCAAACGATGAAAGGAGGACACTATGCTCTTTAAAGATCATCTCAAGATCGTGACAGATGCCGGTGCCGTCCTGCATCTGGGCTGGGACTACGACATCCCCTACTTTCTCGACCCGCTGAACGGGGTGGATGTGGACCTGCAGACCGCGCAGGGCATCAATCAGATCGGGGCAACCGTGGAGGGGCAGAGCGTCTCCGGCGTGTCCCGCACCCTCGATGTGGTGTTCTGGGGCGCGTATGCGCTGGACAATGCCCGGGCGTTCAGCAAAAAGCTGCCCTACTTCACTAAGGGCACCCTGTACTTTGGCGACCACTACTTCACCCGGTTCGTGCTGCAGAAAACGCCCTACTTTTCCAGCTACACGCCGCAGCCGCGCTGTTCGCTCATGCTCTACAGCGAAAAGCCCTTCTGGTACGACCTCAACGCCGTCAGCAGTGTGCTGGGCGGGTACGAAAAGGCGTTCCGCTTTCCTGTCTGCTACGACAGCCACATCTACGGCATCAAGCGGGACGGCACGGCGGCGGTGCTGCGCAACGACGGTTCACTGCCGGTGCCCTTCACGGCCACCCTGCGGTGCGACATGCCGGTGACACACCCCAAGGTGGTGGATCTGCAGACCGGGGCCTTCATCGGCTTTGACCTGACCCTGCAGCCGGACGAGACGCTGGAGATCTACCGCAGCACCTCTGACCGGCTGGCCTGCACCCTGACCCGGGCAGGCGTGACCGAGAACATTTTTGCAAAGCTGGACGAGGACAGCACCCTCACCGAGCTGCAGCCCGGCGATAACGTGCTGAGTATGCAGGCGGAGAACGGCTCCGGCTACCTGCAGGCATCCGTCAGCTTTTACCCGATGGAGGCGGGCATCCTGCCCGAACCGCTATGAGACTGGACGTTTTGGAAGCGGACCCCCTTGCCCGCGTGGGTTATGTAAAAGTATGGCACTCCCTTTACTGGGACAGTCCTTACTACTCCGAGGGAAGCTTCACGCTGGAGGTGCGGCCCACCGAAGAAAATTTGCGACTTCTGCGGGAAGGCCGGTGGCTGGTGCGCAGCGACGAGAACCCCCGCATCCCCATGCGCATCTGCTCCCGCACCAACCAGAACGAGGACGCGAATTTGGTCGTGAGTGGCTACCCGGCAACATGGCTTTTGACCAAGCGGGTGTCTGCGGTGAGCATCAAGAACCAGCCAGCGGAAGCCGCCATGCGCAGCCTTGTGAGCGCCGCAAAGCCGTGGCCGCGCCTCGAGCTGGGCACCGCGTACGGCTTTGACACGGTCTTTGCAAAGCAGACCTCCGGCGGCACGGTGTTCGACTACTGCAAGACCATCGGGCAGGCCTGTGATCTGGGGTTCCGCATCGTGCTGGACGGCAAGGGCAGCAAGAAAAAGCTGCTCTTCGAGTGTTTCCGGCCCACCTTCGACCCAAACCGCCGCTACAGCCCCCAGTGGGGCAATCTGCTGAATTCCGGGTGGAGCTTTGCCGACACCGACTACGCCAACGTGGCCCTTGTGCAGGGCGCAGGCGAGGGCGACGAGCGGGCCACCGTCTGGGTGGGGGATGTAAACGCCACCGGCTCCGACCGGCGGGAAATGTACATCGATGCCCGGGATGTGCAGCCGGAGGACGGTGAGACCAGCACCAGCCAGAGCTATCTGGAAAAGCTGGCTGACCGGGGCGGCGAGAAGCTGCTGAGCCAGCTGCGCACCGGCAGCATCGAGTTTGACGTGGACGATGATACCCTGCAGGTAGGCGACGTGCTGAGCGCCAGCCTGCCGCAGCTGGGCTACACTGCCATGGTGCGCGTGGCCGACATCATCACCCAGAGCGAGGACAGCGGCACCAGCGGCACAACCCGCACCATCCGGCTGGGCACGCCCAGCTGGCACAAGACCTGAAAAGGAGGACTTTATGGCTGATATCATCACTTACCCGCTGCAGGGCATCACCTACGATGCCGACGACGCTTCGGGTTACCTTGCCACCCGCCTGAGCGGCGTATACAGCGCCGAGGAGGATTTCTCCGTCACGGCACAGGGCGGCCTGAGCGTGCAGGTGAGCGCCGGTCAGGCATGGGTGCACCCGGAGCGGTTCAAGGGCCGCAGCATCATCATGGAGCAGCCCACCACCGTGGCGCTCACCGCAGCGGACCCTGTGCGCAGCCGCATTGACCGCATCGTGCTGCGCTACGATGCCGCCGCCAAAAAGACCCGCCTGCAGGTGCTGGAGGGCACGCCGGATTCCGCTTCCCCTGCTGCTCCGGCCATCACCCGCACCGAGCTGATCTACGACCTCTGCCTTGCCGAGATCAAGCGCCCTGCAGGCTCCACCGCCGTTACCGTCGCCGACATCTACGACACGCGCGCGGACGAGACCGTCTGCGGCGTCATGCGGGACGGTGTGCATGGCATCCCAGCGGCAATGCTCATCCAGATGCTGCGGCAGAAGATCGCAGAGGTGGACAGCGGCAGCTTCTACACCAAAGAAGCCGTGGATGCCATGCTGGCCGTGATCCAGACGCAGGTCGCAAAAGCTGGCGCGCCGACCGAACGTCTGGCCTTTGTCACGCAGATCTCTGCAAACAGATGGGGTTGGAACCAGACCATGAGCTGTGAAGCCACCATTCCTAAAGGTGTGGATTTCATCCGCATCACTCCGGATAATTTCGATTCTCCGTATGTGTTCCAGTTTTCTGCCAATAAAGATTTAAGCCTTACAGGCGGAAACAGCAAGGCGGTATCCGCGATCTGCGCATCTAATGCTGATTTCAAATACACTGCCAGCGACCGCAAGATCAAAATAACCGCCTACGATACCAGTATCGGCAGAACCTGCATTCAGGGATACAAATACGGCACTGCTGCCACTCCCTGCATCGTCTGGACTGAGGGCGACGGCACATCCGCTAAAGACCATAACATCGATTATATCGAGATCAAGGAGCGGTATAATGCAACCAGCTCCGACGATAAGAACACCGTGGAAGCTGTTGCCCGCGTCGTGAAAGGCAGCACGTATACGACCGCCGGCGGTGCCACAGTCACTTTTGCCAGCGACGGCACCGTAACGGCCAGCAAATATTCCGGCACGCTTGTGGGCTACCGGTACATGACGCTGACAGAAGTTTCAGAGCAGGTAGCATCCACTCAATCCGCTCTTGCGGACGCAGACGCTTTGAACCTTGACCAGGACTACCGCCTGACCCTTTTGGAGCTGGGCGTGACCGATGATGAAACCACCGCATAAACAGAAAGGAATGACTACTATGGCACTTTACAACACCTGCAAACGTATGATCGAGCGCGGCCAGACCGCCGGTATGGAAAAGAAGCTGGATATCTTCTACGCCGCCGCCAAGCTGACCGATGAACAGTACGCAGAGCTGACCGAGATGCTGAACGAAAAGACCAGCGCCTGACCGGGCCGTGAAAGGACGTGATACATATGGCGATCAAACAGTACAGTCTGAAGAAGGACGGCGCAAAGCAGCTCTCTCCCGCGTTCCGCGTGCGGGAGTTCCGCTGCCGCGACGGCACCGACACCGTCCTCATTGACGAGGGCCTTGTGGTGCTGCTGCAGTGCATCCGGGAGCACTTCGGCAAGCCGGTGACCATCACCAGCGGCTACCGCACCGCCAGCCACAACGCAAAGGTGGGCGGCTCTAAATCCAGCCAGCACCTGCTGGGCCGGGCCGCTGACATTCAGGTACAGGACACCGACCCGCTGGCCGTGGCCGCCTACGCCGAGAGCCTGATGCCCGGCTGGGGCGGCGTGGGCCGCTACCCGATCAAGGCAGGCCGCGCAAAGGGCTGGGTGCACGTGGACACCCGCCCGAACAAAAGCCGGTGGACGCTGTGAGGGGGACAACATGAGCAAGACTATTTTTATCAGCCAGCCCATGGGCGGCTTGTCCGATGAACAGGTACTTCAGGAACGCACCGCCGCGATCAGCAAGGCAAAGGCCCTGTTGGGTGAAGATGTGGCTCCGCTGGAAACCTTCTTTGATGATTTCGGCCCGGCAGCAAAGCCGCTGGACTATCTGGCCCGGAGCATCGAGTTCCTTGCAAAGGCCGATGTGGCAATCTTTGCTCCGGGCTGGCAGAATGCGCGTGGCTGCCGCATTGAGCACCAGTGCGCCGAGGACTACGGCATCCCCGTCATGGAGGTGTAAGGCCAGTGGAAAGCATCATCTCAGCCATCCTTGCCGGTGCAGTGACCCTGATCGGCGTACTGATCGCCAACAGCCGCAGTCAGGCCGTGACCGACACCAAGCTGGAAGAGCTGACCCGCGAGGTGCGGGAGCACAACAATTTTGCCCGCCGCGTCCCAATTTTGGAAGAGCAGATGAAGGTGGTCAACCACCGCATCGCTGATTTAGAAGCAGACGAACACGAAAGAGAAAGGAACTGATTATGAACGCACACACCTACAACGCCCCCACCATCTCCGCAGGCACCATTGCCCGCACCGCCTGCCTGCTGCTGGCCCTGACCAATCAGGTGCTGTCTGCACTGGGCAAGCCCGTGCTGCCCATCGAGAGCCAGACCGTGGAGCAGCTGGTCACCGCCGGTATCACCACCGTGGCCGCGCTGGTCGCGTGGTGGAAGAACAACAGCTTCACCCCCGCAGCCCTTCAGGCAGATGCCGAGTTTGACCGCCTGAAGAAGCAGGTCAAGTAAGCTACACAGCGCTGCGGCGCATCGTCTCCCGCGCGCCTACGCGCAGTGCGTACCATGCGGGAGACATAACACTTAGCCGCTCCGGCGGCAGGCCGAAAGGCTGCATAGCATGACAACAGCCCTGTGGTTCCGTTTCAGGCGGTTCCGCGGGGCTGTTTTTGTTTGGCGTGTTTCGACGCTTTACGACGTATATCGACGCAATTAACAAATTTCAAGTGTTTTTCGGTTAGAGTTGACGCAAAGAAAGGACGTGTCAACTATGATTGTTTCCGAATTGTCCACTCAAGTCAATGATCTGCTGCGCCCGATGGGCATTACACGTAACCTGAGCGCCTACAGTATCCTGTGCCA